TCCTTCGATAACAAGATCTAACTCGCGATACTGTTCGCGGTAGCCCTTAGCGTCCTCTTCGGCCTTGTCTTTGTCAAGATTCGCCCGAACTTTAAGATTGATCTGCTCAATATTCGCGATACTTTCTTCGATCTCTTGTGTCGATTCATCGATCAGATCTTGCGCGTCTTTACGAGCAATGTCCAAGTCTTGAGCGAGTCCTTGCTCTTTTTCTCGAGCTTCTTCAAGCATTTTGCTAAGTCGTTCGACGTCTGCAAGCGCCCCTTGATATTCGTTTTCGATTCTTGTTAAATTCTGACGTTTACGAGCATTTTCGCCATTCTTAGCAAGTATGGTTTGTTGTTGTTGAATGAGTTCCGCAATCGAAACAAGCTCTTTCGGTGCGTCTGGATAATACGGCTGCTCTTTTGCAAACTTTTCTTTTTGGTCTGCAATCACTCCGATAGCATGACGCTCTTGATATTTTGCTTTTTCTTCCATTTCAAGCTGAACTAATTGATCGCCTACCCCAATAATCTGTAATAACGTTGTAGCCTTCTCCTTATCGTTCATTTCCATGAATTTCGGAAGGTCTAGCGCCAATTCTTCCACGAAACTATCAAGCAATTTCTGACCGGCTTTGTTTCCGCTTGGATCAATCACTTTTAAATCGCTATTTTTGCCCTTGCGTTCGACGACAAGGCCATTTGATAGCGTGATTTTTAGGCTTGGGGGAATCGTTGACCCCTCACGCTGTGCCTGTGAGGGTTTGTATTTGTTACCACCCAAGGTCCACGCTATCGCGTCTAATACGCTTGTTTTGCCTTGGTTGTTGTTCCCTCCGACAATGGTCAGCCCTTTCGCTGACGGCTCGATTTTGACCGCTTTAACGCGTTTGACGTTTTCGATCTCGAGCTTGTTAATTGTTACCATTTCTTGACTCTCCTTTCAGACGAGCGAGCTCGTCAAGCAATCGTTCTTCCCGCTCAAGTGTGGCTTTTAAAATTTCGGTTTGTTGTAGATTGATAAACCACAAGCGGTCGAGTGCTTCCGTTTGTTGCTCGATCTTGCGGGCTTTCTTACCAAACATGGAACGGTACCTCCGGCGATTCGGTATATAGCTTCATATTTTTCCGGCGACTTGCGAGCTCGTCTTCGTATTGTTCGATGACTTGCGCATTGTGTTCTGGAAGCCCCTCTTCAATAGCTTTTAGTGTTTCGCTCTTTGCAAATCTCATTTGTTTCTTGTGATCGAACCATGAGACAATGAAACCAGCTAAGAAGCATACACCCCCGATTGCGACTGTTCCGGCAACTTGCCCAGAAATAATAATTTCATTCATTTTAAATACTCCTTTTCATTTTCTAAAATTTCGTAAACGTCCCGGACGTCGTACATTTTCTTCTTTCCTTGCTTCCGAAATGCAAGTCCTCGACGTTCTAGTTTTTTGATATAGCCATGATCGAAGCCGAATTTTTTCATCAAGGCTTTCTGATCTAGTGGCATTTGTTTTTCTTCTATTTCTTTTTTTAACTCGTCTCTCACGATATCCACGATCGATCTGAGATAGACTTTCGCGATCTCGTCCGAGATCAAGGGTGGCAAGTATAGCTCCTCCATTTCTTCGTTCCTCCAATTGTGCGGGCAAGCACTTTCTGATATAATTAAGGTAGATATTTAAGCAAGCGTCGGATTCTTTGTCCGGCGTTTTTTGTTACCGAATTTTAAAATCTTCAATCACTCGGGCGACAAAACGATGTGCTTGAGGATTTTTCAGTTTTCCGTTCAAAATGTTCGTCACATCTTGGCGTGCCATGCTGTATTGAACAGCAAGAGTTGCAATTGTTAGATTATTTTCTTTTAGGTAATCCAAAATTTTTTGACGACCGTTGTCCATGTTTGGCATGTACTCCCCTCCTTTCTTTGTAAGTGAAAATAATGAATATTTTTTACGGAAACTGTTGTCTGCCCTAGCTTTTAACAAATAACACCTTTACAAACCTTCTTACTTTTCATATAATGAAACTACCTTTGTTAACAGAAAGGAGCTGATGCAAATTGGCAGAATTTTTGAAAGGTACTGTGTCTCAGTAGTTAAACTCTATTTCTGGTCTGGTTGCCAGCAACGACAAGCAAGAGTCGTAAAAATAGGTGCGAGTTCAGTCGTGGGAGGTAGCCACGTTAAAAAGCGCAACTTCTCGTAGACCAAAGTCCCTAACTATTTCAACTGCAGTGCTGGGGGCGATACCAGTGAAGTGTTGTTGACTACTGCTATTAGCTTGAGCAGAATAATTTCCGTAACGTACCTCATATAGCAGCTGAGGTATGTTTTTTTATCCCTAAAACCACATATACCAAATGTTACTATGTGAATAAATTAAAAATTACAATTACAATAATCGCCCCTACTGCGATCAAACCACCGATTTCCCATCTTTTGTCGTCCATTGCTTTTCTCTGGACAGTATGCTAAACTTAAGTCGTAGGGTTGGAGCTTGCGCCCCTCCTACAACTGTGTGTAACTCTTATTTAAATAAGAGTTGGAGTAACACGGCTATCAGTGCGATGATCGCCGATATCACTGTGGCTCTTGGTTGTGTCAACCAAGGGTCTTTTTTCTTTTGCCTTCGGCTCAGCATACTGTCCTTCCTTTCTTTTGTTTTGGTTAATTCCTTAACCTTGACTATATTATACTTCACGATTCGTGAAGTGTCAATAGTTTTTTATCGAAAAAATAAAAAAACTTTTCAAAACGTGAAGTATTTGTTATAATTTACCTATAAAATGGACAAAAAAGGTGATGAATATGACTGATCAAGAATTAGCCATTTACATTGGGTTAAAAATAAAGGAATTTCGTGACCAAAGAGGTCTGACTCAGAAGGAGTTAGCTGATCTAATCGAAATGGGAAATACAACAATAGCTAATTACGAAAAAGGTTTTAGAACTCCAAAGAAGAATACTTTATTTAAAATAGCGAACGCACTTAATGTCACTATAGATGATCTGTTTCCTATTTTAAAACAATCAGATAACTCGATTATTGAAAGTGTTGAAGAAATACTTTCTCAACTCGACCCAGAACCATACCAGAGGAATGTACTGACTTGTGCAGAGAGGCAACTTGAGGAGCAAAAGCAAGCCAAAAAGAGACTTGCAGAGGTCTACGAAGTGTCTGTTCAGTACTTCGCATACAACTACTACGACCAACCTGTATCTGCTGGTACAGGGCAATATCTAAACGAAGTCCAGATAGAGACAATCCAGCTGCCTGTGAAGGTGGACGCTGACTTTGTTTGTCCGATTTATGGAGATTCCATGGAGCCAGATTATAAATCTGGGGATTATGTCTTTGTTAAATTGACGGTAGAGCTTCCAAGTGGTACGGTTGGAGTATTCGACTACGAGGGAGAAGCCTATATCAAACAGCTTATTATAGAGAAAGATAAGGCATATCTGAGAAGTTTTAACAAGAAATACAAAGATATACCGATTGACTCAAACAGTGACTTTAGGATCATCGGTAAAGTCGTGGATGTGTATAGGGAAGAAAAATAAAAACCATCGTAAATTAAATGATGGTAGTTGAAAGATTATACAGGCTAGTGGGATAGCCGGGAGGAAAATATGAAAAAGGTAACACTCGCAACAATCGCAACAATCGCTCTATTATTGACTGGGTGCAGTCAGAAAGAAGCAGAAAGTAAACCAAGCCAAGAACAGAGAACGGAACAAGTCTCATCATCAAGTGAAACATCGACTTCTTCAACTTCTTCTAATGATGTTTTACAAGGACGTTCTGCTTATGATGTTTTTGTAGAAAATTTCAAAGCATGGGTACATGATACTGACTCTACTGCGACTGTAACTTCGACTGAAAAAGATATAGCAATCACTCTTGCAATAGCTCTAACTGATGAACAAATTCAAAAGGCGCAACCAATGGTAGATGGTATGCTTAAAATCAAACAATCAGGAGAGGAAGAACTTAGAAAGTACGATCCGAACTTTAAAGCTCCCAATCTTATCGTTTTAGATGTTAATGCGAAAGTTATTGCACAGGAGCAAGACGGTAAAATGATTTTAGATAAATAAAAAAGCCACCCTTGTAAAAGCTGGAAGAAGAATTACAATTAATGGAAGATGTCAGGGATTTCAATTACATAAAATTTATGGAAAAGTACAAATTAAAGACCATTGCTGATGAAACAATGGTAATAGATGAATATAAGTCTTTAATCAATGAAGTGAAGGACATGGAGAAAAATAATGCAATTTAATTCTCACGGGAACCTAGAAGGTGGTATAATAGAGTCAAGTTCTTTACTAGAAATTGAAGAATTTTTAGTAACAGCATTTCCAAATTCGAGAACAAGAAAAAGAAATTTCGATTCTTTTAAATCGTTCTTGGAGCAACTAGATACTTCTAAAATCAAGCGTGTCTGGCTAGATGGTAGCTTTTGTTCAAACAAGATTGATCCAAACGATATAGATTGTGTTGTGTTTGTGGATCCACAGTTCGGAGATTATATTGTTCATTTAATGCATATGCATAATCTTTTTAAGACACAATATCTTGATGTTTATGCTACACCAGACAAAGAGTTGATTGATTTTAGTCTTGAATGCTCAAAAGAAGCTTATCGAAATTTTGATTATCAAGAAAAGTATTGGCAAGGACAGTTTGGCTTTGACAGAAATAGAGAGCACAAAGCAATTATTGAATTAAGATTGGATGGTGATGAGTAATATGATGGATGTATATGCAAAAATAATAGAACAAGACATTAATAATATTCCAGACTCTAGTCCATATAAAGCTTCTATGATTGAAGGGCTTAAATCAATACAACTATTCGAGTCTGAAAAATTAAAAAATAACAGAGTTAAAAACGTACTCTCTGTCCGCTTGATGGCCGACTGTTACGAATCCGGGCAAATCGGTCTAAAACCTCTAACTGAAGTGCTCTCTTCTCTTGAAAATATACAAAAGAATGGACTCGCTTCGATTTCTGGCTATTCTGGCAAACGTGGCAAAATCCCTAAAGATATACTCTCTAAAAATGAATTAATTATTACAGCGACTAGAGCAGGTTCCTTTATAGTTGATTTAGCAATGAAGGATAGTCAGTTGTCAATATTTGAAGAAGAAAATCATCCAGCTAATAAAATTATGGAAGATGTTACTGATTTTCTTCAAAATAAAATAGAAATCGCTGACTTTGTTGATAAATATAGCCCTCGCACATTTGGTTCGGTCAAGAAGCTTATTTCTAATTTAAATAGCGAAGGCATAGGTTTCGAAATTATAGATGACATAAAAAAACAAACCGCCTCTTTCCCAAGAGAGAAAGTTAAGGAAATTAATACAGAATTAAAATCTACGTATATTGAAAAACGTGAAGGAATGAATATTCTAGGTAAACTAACAAAAGTAGATCTTGGGGCTCAAAAAATTACATTGGATACAGATAGTGGTGCTGTTACGATAAAAGTAAATGATGAAAAAATTAAAGATTATCGTTTAACAACAAATGACGTTTATGAAATAACTACTAATGTTAGAGAAGTAGTTCGCAAAGGACAACGAACACAAACATATTCAACCAACTCGATTGATAAAATCACCAAGAAATAACAAAAAAATCCCCACACTCTCCTTCGCCAAAAATTGAGTGTGAGGAACACAGTATAAGAAACAACCATTCAAAAGGTCGTTTTCTTATACCCATTTTAACAAGAAATGAGGTAAAAATCAATGATTAAAAAATATAAAAAAGGTGATGGTTTCGCCTACTATTTTAAAGCCTATCATGGAATTGATCCTTTGACTGGCAAGAAGATTGTAACTCTTAGACGAGGGTTTAAAACCGAACGTGAAGCTAGGCTTGCTGAAGCTAAGTGTTTGGCTGATTATGAGAAGAAAACCTTTAGAAGCAGAAATACAACTACTACTTTCGAACAGGTATATGAAACTTGGAAAGAACATTATAGAAATACCGTAAAAGAATCAACCTATGTTAGCCAAATTGACAAAGCTGACAGACTTATTATCCCTCATTTTGGAGATAAGCCCATAAATAAAATAAGTTTAACCATGTGTCAAACTCAGGTTAATAAATGGGCTGAAGAATATAAGCGATTTTTCGGGATCATCAGCATAGCAAATCAAATCTTTGACTATGCTATTTCAATGGAGTTGATTGAAACGAATCCAATGAAAAAGACACTGAAGCCTAAACGACAAAAAAATAATACAGATGAACTAGAAAAGTTTTACAACAAAGAAGAACTTAAGGAATTTTTTAAAATCGTTAAAGGCTTCGACGATAATGAAATGCTGACGTATTTTAGATTACTAGCTTTTACCGGAATGCGAAAGAATGAGATTAGCGCTCTAAGATGGTCTGATATCGATTTAAAAAAAGGACAGATTACTGTCAATCAAACCTTGGCCAAGGGTGAAGATAATAAACTTATCTTTCAGACTCCAAAAACAAAAAAGAGCGCCCGAACAATTCCCCTCGATTCAAAAACAATCAAGGTTTTAAAAGATTGGCACAAGTATAGTACAAAAGGGCTTCTGTTTAAAAATGAGAATGGAGAACCTAAGAGTGTTGTCCATGTCAACAATATGTTGAACAGAATCTGGAGGAAGTACCCTGATTTCAAGCGTATCACTCCTCATGGGTTTAGGCATACACACTGCTCACTACTCTTCGAAGCTGGTGCTACTATCAAGGAGGTCCAAGAAAGACTCGGTCATGAGAATATTCAAACCACTATGGACATCTATGCTCACGTCACCCAAAAAGCAAAGGATGAAGTAGCTGACAAGTTCGCTTCTTACATTGGTTTTTAGAATATGGGTATCACGGTGGGTATCAAAACAAAAAAACAGGCTTTCCGAAAACTCGGAAAGCCTTATTTTATGCTATCTAAAGCAATTATTTTGCGATTGGGTAAACAGAAACTTGTTTTTTATCGCGACCTTTACGT